CTCGGCGGCGGGGGCGGGTTCGGAGGGGGCGGACGGAGCCGCGGGGGCCGCATCGACGGAATGCGCCTCGATGAAGGCGTCAGCAGCGGCCTGGAACGAGTCCAGCTTGGCGGAGACGTCGGAGAGGACGGACTGCGCGGCCTCCGAGAAGATCGATTCGGCGGTGGCTTCGGCGCCGGAAAGAGCGGCCGCGGCGTGGGCCGTGCCGAGGGCCACAACGGCGTCCAGGCTGGCCTCGAACTTGGCGATCTTGGCCGAGATATCGGCGAGGGTGATGGTGGACATGGTCTCTTCCCTTCTGAAGGAGCGTGTAGACGGTTCTTGAACCGAGAGTCTTTTCTAGCACTCAGGCGTTCGAAGGCCAAGCCGCGCCATCCACGTCGGCGACGGAGGCTATCGAACCGCCCATGACCCCGCCGATGACGGCGGCGAGGGCGTTGAACGAGGCTTGCACGTGCGCGACCGCCGCGTTGGAGATCTGCACGATCTGCGCCGCGTTCACGGTGGTGGTGGTGCCGTCGTTGTTGAGCCACGTGGACGAGTAGGCCGGATTCTGCGCCGCCAGGAGGTAGAGGCCGAGATAGTTGGTGAGCGACGAGGCGGTGGTGGACACCCACACGTTCCTCGCCGCCTGTCCCGCGGGGGCGAGGTTGAGGTTGAACCCGCCCGTCTGCACGTTGCCCTCCACCCATTCCGCGTAGGCGATGAGGTCGGCGGGCATGGCCGCTTCGGGGGCGACGAGCGGGCGCGTGTCGGGAACCGCCCTGCCGTCTGCGCGCGGCGGCGGCGCGGCCCCGATGCGCGCCATCGCGGGCATGTTCTGGCACGGGATGACGGAAACCCCCGCGCCGTAGGTGGACGCCGGAACCTTCTGCGACACGTCGAGGACGGCCAGCACGATGCCGCTCTTGCAATAGAGAAGGTTGAGCATCGCGGTTCCTTACGCGTTGGACGGCCAAGCCGCCGCGTCGATCTCGGCGAGGGTGGTGACGGTTCCCGCCGCGATGGCCGCGTTCACCGCCGCGAGGGTTCCGAACGACGCCTGGACGAGCCCAGAGGCCGAGGTGGCGACGGTGGCGATCTGCGCGGCGGTGAGCGTGAGGCTCGTCCCGTCCGCGTTCACCCAGTTCGTCGTGTAGGCCGCGTTGCCCGCCGCCAGAAGGTAGAGGCCCGTGTAGTTCGTCAGGTCGCCCTGCGTGGTGTTCACGCGGACGTTCTGCGCGGGCGCGCCGGAGGCCGCGACGTTCACCGTGAGGCCTCCCTGAGCCGCCACGGACTGCCGATAGGAGGCGTAGGACGAAAGTTCCGCCTCCGTAAGGGCGGCGGGGAGGATGAACGGGCGCATGTCCGGCAATGGCCTTCCGTCCGCCCGCGCCGCAGGGGCCGTCCCGAAGCGCAGGAGCGTCGAGAGGTCGTCCCAAGGCACGATGGACACGCCGTCGCCGTAGGCCGAGGCCGGGACGCCCTGCCCCGCCTCATGCGTCGCCAGGACGAGTCCGGCCGAGTTGCAATAGAGCAAGTTCATGGTTCGATCCTCAGTATTGGATGTAGGAGCCGCTCGAAGAGAGCGTGTTGAACGCCGGGGCCGCCTGGGCGGCGGCGCCGGTGCAGCCGCCGCCCGTCGCGTAGATGTTCGACGCGCCGAAGGCGGCGTAGCCGTTGATCCCGTTGCCGGATCCGAGGGTGTTGAGCGCGCTCATCGACCCGCAGTTCCACACGTTGAACCCGGCGAAGGCGTTTCCCGACGCGGTGGAGTAGTCCACCGAGACGCAGGCCGAGAAGTAGGCCGAGAAGCCGCAGCCGCCGTTGTTGACCGCCGAGGCGTAGTGGCAATCGATGCCGCCGAGGGCCAGAGCGGCGAATCCGTTGGTGTTGTTGCCGGAGGCGTAGACGACGAGCGGAGTCCCGCCGAACGTCGGCTGATACGACGACATGGTGCCGCCGTCATCGACGATGAAGCCGTCCACGCCGTTGCCGTAGGCGCCGACCGTCGTGCCGAACGACATGTGCGAGTTGCCCGACGCGACGAAGCCCTGCCAGCCGTTCGCGCAGGAGAAGGTCGGGTTGTTGGCGAAGTAGATCTGCCCGCCGGACTGGGCGACTATGCCGATGAACTGCGCGCCATGGACAGCGCAGCCGTCGATTGTCGTGATCTTCGAGCCGCCGGGACCGCCGTCAGAAATGATGAGGTGGTTCTGTGTCGATCCGTCCGAGGTGAACAGGATGTTCCTGAGGCTGACGCCTCGGATCCACACCGCCGCGCCAGCGCCGGAGAAGCGAAGCTCGGTGGCGAAGCGGCTCCTGAACATCGCCAAATTCGAGGCGGCGTCGTTGGACCTCTGCAAGGCGGAATAGCCCGTCACGGTGATATCGGTGTGCTGCACCGCCGCGCCGGACATGGGGGCGCCATTGACGAGGATGCGGTCCGAGTTCGTGTGGTTGATGTTGGTGTTGGTGTTGTAGACGAATTGCCCCGCCGCCAGCTGGAACGTCACGTAGCCGCTGTTGGTGATGGTGTAGGCCGAGAGCCAGGTGAACGCCGCGTTGAGGTCGGCGAAGTCGGCTCCGGCGCCGCCGATGGTCTTGGTGATGCCGGTGGCGATCTGGAAGCTCGTCGCCGTGATCGGCTCGATGAACGGCGCCGTCGAGGCCATGGCGATGTTCGCCGACGTGATGGTGGTCTGTCCGTTGGCGACGGTGACGAGCCAGAGCGGGACATAGCCGACGTCGGCGGCGGGCGCGACTTGGCTCCCCGTCGCGGCGGGCGTCCCGGCCTTGACCTGCATGGCGCACACGCCCTGCCGGACGGTGGGCTGCGAGATCCCGTTGCCGCCCTGTCCCTGAAGCGCGGGGCCGGTGGGGTTCGCCGCGTTCACGTAGGACAGGAGGGCCGCGCCGCTGTCGACCTCGGAATACTGCGCCTCGATGAGGTAGACGATGCTCTGTCCGGCCGCGGCGGGCGCGGCGAGGGCGAACGTCTGCGTGGCGAGGTTCAAGCCCTGCTTGACGACGACGGTCGAATCCGTTCCGAGCGCGCCGTAGGGGTTCGCGTCCGCCACCGATTCGGCGAAGATCGCGCCCTCGCCGACCGTCACGGACATGGTGGGCGGACTCGTCGGCGCGCAGAGAAGCCCCGTGGCCTGGGTGGTGAAGGACTGCCCCTGGTTGCCGAGCAACGCCTTCGCGAGGAACCCGAGTCCGAAGAGGTTGGCCTTGGCCTGTTTCAGGAGGGAACTCACGGGCATCTGCTGCCCGGGATACCAAAATTGACGATCCATGAATCGGTTCCCCGTTTCTTAAGTTAGCAGAACCCACGCGACGGTTCCTGTCGGGCGCGTCATGTTGATAGCGTCGTAGATAGCATCGTCGGACACGTCCACGCTAGGCTCGTCGGGGATGAGGCCGAAGGCGAAACCCTCCACGGCTTGCAGCGTCGTCGGCGCGGTGTTGCCGTCCGCGATGTCGAGGCCGTTCACGAACGAATCCACCGCCACCGTCTGCTCCGACTGCGGCTCCGTGGCGTTGGCCGTGTCCACCCCGAATATCAGTGAATCGACGGCCGGAACCTGATCGACGAGATACACCGTGGCGTCGCCTTCGATGGAGCCGAGCGCGACGGATCCGGAGAAGTCGCCGTCCGCGATCAGCCCGCCGAACCCTGGCAAGCCCGTCTGCGGGCGGTTGGCCGAAATCAGGCACTGGTGGTTCAACGCCACGTCGCCCGCGATCGAGAAGTCGCAGTAGAACCCCGCGTCGAGCCCGCCGGAGAACTGCGCGTCCCACAGTTCGAAGATCGTGGGGGAAATTCCCGTGATGTTCTCGATGACGGAGGCCATGCCGCGCTTCGTCACGCGCTCCTGGATCAGGTTCGCCAGAATGACGGCGCGGAATCCGGCGTCGGACTGCCCCTGCGCCCGCTGGACGCGGCGCCCGAAGAAGTCGAGGGCCACGAGGTCGAGCCAGAAGCCAGTTGCGGTGCGGATGCGCGATTGCGTCTTCGCGTCGGTCAGCGCGTCCACCACGCCGCCGATGGCCGCTTCCGGCCCCGCGAGGAAGGCGCGGAGGTTCGGCGCGTCGGCGGGGATGGGAAACCACCCCTTCGGCATGAGGCTCCACAGCCTCTCATGGAACGTCATGTAGCCCATCAGGACACCGCCACCATGGAGGTCGTGGTCTTGAGCGTCTGCGAGGGGACCGCCGCGACGTTCGCCGCCTCGCCGTTCACGCCGTTGACCGTCAGGTCCATCACGCCAGTGACGCCAGGGACGGCCCGCGCCGCCGTGTAGACGTCGCCCCACGCGCAGCCCGCGCCGAGGCCGAGGCCGTTCACGTATTTCGCCACGGCGGCGGCGACGTTGGCGCACACGGTGGAGTGGACGAAGCCCGTGGCGTTGGTGACGATCATGGCGACGTTGAGAAGCCGCGTCGTCGGGCCGATGACGGCGCATCGCACCGTGAGCGGGCGCACCGTCTGCACCGCGGCCATCACGTTGTCGAGGTAGGATTGGCTCGGCGAACCCGTTGCGTCGTCGGCGACGACGTAGAAGAACCCCGGGCACCACACCCCGTCCACGGAGTAGTTTTCGACCACGAAATACTGGAGGCCGTTGAGGTTGGTGGCCGAGTCGAGCGCGTATTGGAGGCCGAACAGGTCGCCCCGCGACAGGCCGATGATGTATTGCTGGAACCGCGTCCTGAAGTCGGCGTCCGACTCGGCGTCGGCACCTCCCGTGAACGCCGCCGCGTTCGTCACCTGATCCGCCCCGGGGACGGACTGGTAGAGGCTCGTCACGGTTCCGGCGACGACGTTGGAGGACGCCGCCGGAACGAGCGCGGCGGCGGGAACGACGAGGGTTCCGACTCCCGGAACGAAGGCGTATCCCGCCCCCGTCCAGTTCGCGTTGGACGGGTCGGCGGTGACGGCGAACTGGACGCCCTGCGCGGTCTGCACGATTGAGCCGACAGGGACGAGCGGCTGCGACGAGTTCACGGCGAAGCGGGTGAACGTCAGTTGCCCAGTCGAGGCGAATCCGGCGATGCGGGTGAGGCCGAAGTCGGCCATCCATGAATCGAGATCCCCGGCCTTAGACGTCGCGGCCCGCGTCGTCGCCAGCAAGGCCCATATCTGGGCGTAGAGCCACAGGGCGACTCCGGCGACGGCCTCGGCGAAGGCGCGCAGCACGGAGCCGACCGAGAAGTCGAGGACGACGTTGGCGGAGTCCTGAGCCGCCGCCGTCTGATCGGACACGATGGTGTCGAAGGTCTTCGGGGTGAGGTTCGCCATCGTGGTTCCTTACTGCGTCGCGTCGAACGAGAGGGTCTTCTGCTTGCCCGTGCCTGAATCGTAATAGAGGATGGTGCAGGACACCCCGTTGAGTATCTGCGTAACCGTAATTTTCGGGGGAGGCGAGGCCGCGACGGAAGCCTCCTGCTTGATCTGCGCCCGGATGAACGAGGCCACCACAGAGACGGCGTAGGGCTTGCCGACCATCTGCGGAACCCCCGCGCCGTAGGTGAGGTGCCACAGGTAGCCCTTCACCGCCGTGAGAAGCCGCCGGATGATTCTTTGGCGCCCGAGGTCCACGCCGTCGTTGGTGAGCAAGTCGTTGGTCGCGGACAGTTGCAAGTCCTGTCCGAATTCGTGGGAAAGGTCGGGCATCGCGTCATCCGCTGGTGAAAAGTTGCGTCGAGTCCGTGTCGTCCGACAGCCTCACCGCGATGCTAGCACCCGCCCCGCCGATCCGCACCGTTCCGCCCCCATGGTGCGTCTGAAACCCCGTCTCGTCCGTGGTCACCACGCCGCCCGCCGTGAACGACGCGCCGGCGCCGGACGTGTGCGCCACGACGATGTTCGAGCCGTCTATCGTCACGGAGCCAGCGGCAGAGTTGGAGACGGTGATTTTCCCGTCCTTGTCCATGAAGATCTGCGCTCCGCCGGCGCCCCTCATCGCGCCCTCTCCCGCTTCGAGGCCCATCGGCGTGTCCTCGTCGGAGTGGACCCAGTGCGTGACGTGCCACGATTCGGGGTCGCCTTCCTGCCCGACGAGCATCGCCTGATCGCCGATGCGCGGCGCCATGGACAGCCCGCACCCCTTGCCGGCTGACGGCGCGCCGACGTGGACCCACCCAGTCGGGACGCTCTTCGGCATGAGGTTGAACTTCGCCGAGTGGGTGGTTTTATCCCACGACGTGACGATGCCGAGCGTCGGGCGCGGCGTCATTTCGCTCACGACGAGTTCCACCTGGGCGCGCACGTAGTTCCAAAAGGTTTCGAGGCCTTGCATCACGTCTGCTTCCTCCCGGGCTTCTGGTTCTTCGCCTCGATGGACATGCGGAGGCCGTCGCCGACCGAGAACGCTACGGAGTCGATGTAATAGGTGCTGTCCACCGTTCCGGCGCCGACGAGCTTAAGCCGCATCTGCGGCGAGATCGTCAGGTCGCCCACCATGGACAGGCTGATCCCGTTCTCGTGGCGGGCGAGTTTCTTGGCGTTCTTCTTCGCCCGCTTGTCCGCCTGTTGCTGCGTGAGGTTCGGCACGTGCTCCTCGTGCACCGCCTCGTTGCCGTCGCCCGACACCGTGGACGAGGAATCGACCTGCTTCTTCTGCTTCGAGTGCCACGAATGGACCTTGGCCGTCACCGTCTTTCCGGCGCCGAGTTCCTTCTTCACGGTGAGGTCCATGAAGTCGCCACGCGCCATCGAAAGCGGCGTCGGCGCCTGATAGCGCACCACGTAAAGCGGATCCTTGTCGTCGTCGGCGTTCTTGAAATAGAGCGTGTCGCCCGACAGCCACGCGTCCACGCCCTCTTCCTCGGCGAGGCGTTGGACGAGGTGCCAGTCGGACTTGCCGTTGGGCTGCACCACCTGATCGATGTGGTGGATTTTTCCCGCCACGGAGGACGTGTCGGCGCCCGCGTCGAACTGGACTTGCCAGCCGTGTTTCGCGGCGATTTCCGACACCACCTGGCGCGAGGTGTGGTTCGGATACTGCGTGTCGGAACGGCTCTCGATGGCCTTTTTGTCGTTGTTGCGCGCCGAAATTGAGGCCGTCTGCGCGAGGAACTTGAGTTCGATGCTGTCGATCGGCACCGACAGCATCCGCCGCGTGTTCCGCCCGTCCGACAGGACGAGGGTCGCCTTGTTCTTCGACGTCAGGGCGTTCCACCAATCGGCGTTCACCTTCTCGCCCCAGTGCAGCGGGCACTCGGCGGAGAGCGAGTCGCTTGAGGCGAGTTTCGACAGGGTGCAGGAGGCCGAGCCGCACGGGATCTTCTCGCCGATGACTTCCAGCCACGCCGTGATGATGCGCGAGGTGTTACTTGAAGGCGCCGCCATTGGACACAGACCTCTTCTGCGGGATGATGAGTGTTACCGTTCCCGCGATCCATGGGTCGACGAAGCCGGAGGCCGTCATGCCGTTCACCACGGACGGGTTCGCCTTGGCGATCCTGTCCCATTGCGTCGCGTCTCCGAGGTGGTCCGCCGCCACCTGGAAGAGCGACGTGTTGGAGACGGTGACGACGAGGGTCGGGGTGGCCGTCTGGATCGTCATATCGTGTTCTCCAACAGGTTCACCCCGATGCGGGTGACGACGGCCCCGGCGGACAGGAGGTTCACGCCCTCCGCCATGCCGGACGGAAGGCCGCTTATCGCGGCGGCGAGGGCCAGCGAGTCGGACGGCTGCGCGATGCCGAAGGCGTAGGCCGGAGCCTCTGCCGAAGCCAGGCATTGCGCGACAAGAGCCGCCAGAGACACGCTCTGAGCGTAGAGGTCTTCAATGACGGACACGGCGGCGTTGGCGAGGCTTCCTGCGGCCGCGACGGCATCGGAAAGATCTTGGATGCCATTGAGGACGGCCTCCGTGGTTATGGGCAGTTGCTGGAGGTCGTAGACGTCCTGCCCGACGAGCGAATCCACCGAGTCGGAACCCACGTCGTTCAAGCCGCCGTCGTCCACGACCATGACGGTGATTTTGTAGGGGATCTCGTAGGCTTTTTCCCACTCCGGCTCGAACTTGGTGACGATGACGGAGAACGACAGCCCGCCCCACAGGAGGGGAACGGCGGCGCCGGCCTTCGCCATGGCCTCGATGGCGAGGGCGCGGTCCAACGCCTCGCCCCCCCTGAAGCGGCCCTCCCACGACACGTCGGAGCGGTCGAAGCCCATCGCGTCGGCCACGCGCAAGCCGCCGATGAGTTGGCTCTTCGACACCTTCTGTTCGCCAGAGAACGGCCCGATCTTGGCGGGGATCTCGAAGTCGCGGAAGGCGAAGCTGCCGAGGATGAGGGTGAAGTCCGACATGGCTTATCCCGTCGCGTAGGCTGGAGAAGAGAAGTAGCCTTGCCCGTCCGAGCGGCCCGGGTTCGTCGGGTTCGCGACGTGGTTGCCCATCGCCGAGGCGACCTTGCCGACGATGGCGCCCTTGTCGAGGTAGACGTTGCCCTGGAGCACGGCCTGTTTCGCGGGCGGCGGCGACGGAAGGACGACCTTCATGCCGGACGCCGCCGCGCCGACAGCCGACTTGAACGCGGACATGAGGCTCTCTGCGGCCCTCGCGCCGACGTCGCCCCACCCCTTCGAGAACCATCCGTCGGACGCCGCCTTGGCCGCGTCCGCGCCGTCCTTCTTCGCCTGTGGGATGACGATGGCGGCGGCGGCTTTGGCCTTGGCGACGGCGCGGTCCTTCTCCTGCTGCGCGGCCAGCCTGTCCATTTCGGCCTGGTGCGCGTGCTGGTAGCCGGCGAGCCCCTTCTCGCCGGTCGGCTGCACCGCGCCGACCTTCACAAGGCCGCTCATGATCCCGTAGAGCGCGCCGGACGCCAG